ATCCAGGGGTTCTAACAAATTACTCAATGGGGTCTGCCCAATTAGATCGCCTAGATTTTGAGCATTGACATTGATGTCTAGGCTTTGTGCCAGACTAATAAATGCTGCTTGACTGATTTGTTTTTGTGCGTTGGTATCGTTGGCACGACCGTTTAGAAAAGCCACCAGACCCGTCAGTGCGTTGGGATCTGGTGTAGATGAAGCAACTTCATCTATGCGCATTATCTACGTGCTCGTCCAAGTGCCGCAGCAGGAGGTTCAGCAGCCATGTCAGCAGCAGCCATGTCAGCCACAGCAGCATCAGCACCTAGATCGTCGGCGGCAGCCATGTCAGCACCAGCAGCACCTATGTCAGCACCGGCCATGGCAGCATCCGCTGCTCCAGGAACAGCGCCGCCAGGGGCAGCTTGTCCAGTTACCACATTCAATGCAGTGTCCAGTTGTTGTTTGGCACCTTGCAGATTGCCAACCAGACCGCTGAGTGCAGCAGTGGCATCGGTATTGAATTGTTGAGCTTGTTCTATGCCCACTTGATTCTTGATTGAATCCACCAGAGCTGGCAGTTCTTTGAATTGTAATTCTGTAACATCTTCCAGCATGCCTTGCATTTTGTCCACCATGTCTTGTGCAGCCAGCACAACTTGAGCTTGCTGAACTTCGCTTTCGTTTAGGCGTTTCATTGCGCGGCGCAAACGGCTTTCGGCGGCCATCATAGCAGCGCCGGCCACGAGTTTTTGTTCTTCGGGGTTGAGTGTTTGTCCAGCAGCAGATTTTTTAATTGCAGCATCAACTTTGGGATCCTTGGCAGCAGTGCCGGGTGCAGCAGGCTTGGGCTGTGCAGCAGCGCCAGCAACAGGTGCAGTACCAGCAGGTGCAATTGGCAAATTCTCTTCGTGCAAGCGGCTGGATAGAGCTTGCTCCATCATTACCAATTGCAAGTATTTTGGGTCACGTTCGCTGGTGTGGCGTGCAGCGGTGGCACGATGCTCACCCAATACTCCGCGCACACGAGTCAGCATCTGTTTGGTTTGGCCACGAGTAAGTTGGTCAAAACTAATACGTGAACCAAAGTAACTTTCGAATACTTTGGCTATTTGCTTTGATGGCTTAGGTGCCGATAGTTCTGTCAGTTTCATTGTTGAATCCTCTAATCTGTATGTATTTAGCCTGGTTTACACATTTCTCCAGTTCAGTACTTACCAAATTGTACTGAGCTATTTTTGGCTGAATTTTTGTAGTTGCTATTTCGTAGAAATCTTCGCTGCGGCTTTGTTTGCCCACAGTGCTACGGCAGTATATGTCAGCAGCCAGTGTTTGTTTTTTGCGGTCTAGAATCATGATCATGTTGCATAGCCCGTACTGGTGTTGTATGTCTGCTGTACACCAGCTCATGGCCACACGTTTGTTGGTAAACCGGCTTATTTCGCGGTCCCAGGAATAGACTCTAGCACAGTCTGATTCAGTTACAATACGATACTTGCCAAACACAATCACAGCACCGTCTTCATCGGTCAGTATCATCTGGTTCACATGACGTTTGAGTTCACGTTCAGCCCAACGGTCAAGTTTTTGCTGTTGTTTTTGTATCATAACGTCCGTATGTAATGTGTTGCCAACCAGCCTATAGTGCCCAGCAACACACCAATAATTCCTATACCCCAGCTCAACAACTGATCAGTTCTTTTCTGAGTGGTCTTTTCCATCATGGCACGAAGTGCAGCCATGGTATCAACTACTTTGCCAATGTTTGTTTCCAAAGAGTCCAGTTTGAGCTCCAGCAACTTGTAGCGTTCTGCGCACAGTTCAACGTGGGCTTCTAGGCTCTTTTTCTCAATTTCAGTAGTATCCATTAATCATTACTCCATTGATGTATTTACCGCAGAGAACCAAATGTTTTGATCTGTGCCCGTTGTGGCAATTGTGGGAGCCATGGCAGGTTGCTCGGTAAGATTCAGCATCATGGGCACGCCTTCGCAATCGCTCTTGAGTCCTGCTAGCGGATCTGGATTGTTGTGCATTTCAAACACGCCTGGGGATTCTGATCTAAACTCAAACTCCCAGACGCCGTCTCGATGTTCAGGTACTGAGATATCCTGCGGCTGTGTGCGCAGACCAATGATCTGCAACAGAGTTTCCCAGTTGCGTTGTTGGTTGCGACTGTGATTCCAGTCTGCTTGATTGTGTACCATTTGCCCCACACGATCACGGAATGGTATTTCGCTGGAACGAAAATGTCCAGTAACGCCTGTAAGACTACAATCAAAAAGTGTGCGGCATGTTATCTTCATTCTAGGAGTATTTAATGCCAAAAAGAAACCCCGGATTTTTTACGTCCAGGGTTGCTGTGGGTCTAAACTGATTACAGGTTAGTGAATGTTGCAGAAGCAGACACGTTGGCAGTTGGAATGCCAATGTTCAAGCCACCAGTTGCGTTGGCTGTTTGAGCAGCAGCAACCAGGGTAGCTGTAGTGTATGCGCCGCTTGGATAGATAGCCAAGCTAATAACACCAGCACCAGCACCAGCTTGGTAAATTGCGATTGTACCAAGTTGTTGAACAGATGTCAACACGTTGTTCAAGTAACCGTTAACGTTACCAGCGTTGGTCAACGCGGCGTTAGCTGTCAAAGTGAAGAAGTCAAGTTTTGGACCTTGGATCTGAACTGGACCTTGAGCTGCTACGTTAGCTGTTCCTGCGATGGAACCGTTTGCCACGTCCAGTGCAAATACTGGTTGTGTAGTTCCGTTTACTTTTGTAAATACTGCCATGATAAATTTCCTTTAAGTTAGTGGGACACATGATCCCTGCTTTTATTTAGTCAGTTTGGAAAAATCACGCTTCTTGAGGGTTGTTTCTCTGACGATTTTGAGCGGCAAAAGCATTGGGATCAAATCTATTTACCGCTTTGGCATAGCCTGCAGGGGTGGCCATGACCCAGCCTTCTTGCCCCGGATGCTCTAGGTCTGCTTGGCGCAACAGATGCATTTTGATATCGTGCAGCAGAATAAATGCAGTAAACGCCGCGGCCAGGGCTGCTGTGTTCGAGCTAGGACTCTGCAGATATTCCACAATGTTACGGAACTTTTGCGAAGTTACCTTGGTCTGTAACCACTCGCCAAACTCGGGTAACAGTGTGGCACCGTTCAAAGGTGCGCCAACCTTGGTGTTGATAAAGTCCACACACAGTTTTGCCAGGTCAGTAATCTTGTGTGCTCGTAGTTCTGCGGGATTGAACAATGTGTCAATGTTTTTTCCGTCACTGTTGATCAACTGTTTAAGTTGCTTTTCAATATTGGTTTCAGTCTGCAATGCGCTAGGAGTAGCTGGGCGTTCCAGCATCAGGCCTGGCACAGGATTGAATGCCACTCCCTTCAAAGGCTGTCGAGCATCACCTGCATCAGCATACATGGAATGCACTGCAATACCTATGTTGCTGGCACCAATGCGTTGTCCCAATTGAGACTTGGCAGGAATCTTGTATTCAATTGTGTTGGGCCGGAACACATAGTTGCCTGCAATTTCAGGAGGAGTGCTCATGTACAACAAGTCACCGTTGACATAGCCACGGAAGTTGGCAGGCAGTGCAGCCTCCAGTACAGGGAACAATTGTGCATAGAGATTGATCAAATCAGTTCTGTCGCCTGCACGTCTGTTCTGTATGTCAGCCATCATTCTGGGACTAGTGGCAAGACCATCATAGCCCTTGGCTTCAAATCCTGATCCGTCTGTGAGCACAAATTCGCCTGTGGAGGGCTTGCGTCCAAATATCACAGCAGGCTTGCCGTCCCATTTGGCAGTGGTGGTTTTTTTGGGTGCTTCAGTGGCATGTTTTACAATTTCCAGCGCATCCCGAATACCTTGTGTGCCACGACGAAACACCAGGTCTTCCAGGTGTTCGATACCCTTGGCTCTGCCACCCACACCGGCTGGACCAGCTTCTACCAGTGCAACATAGCCACGATTCACAATACGATCACGCAGGCGTGCCAGGAAATGTGTGTCACTTTCAGCCACCGATGTGGGTTCTTGTAGGCCTTCACGAGCTAGGTATTCACGAAAGTCTGTGAGCTTGGCATCACGTTTGGGATCAGTTGCTAGAGCAGCATAAATTGATTCCACATTCTTGAGATTGTCACGAGTAGCACCGCGCCCCAACAACACACTGGCCACATAGTCAGGATCTAGGCCACCTTGCACCAGTTGATTTGTGGCTCGGCTGAACATGCCGTTGGCACCAACTTTGAGTCCAGCCTGTTTGGCAATGCTGCTCATCAACACGTTGCGATTCATGCCCTTGTAGGCCGACCCTTCTGAACCGCCATAGTAGAATGTGCCCCAATCTAGGTTGGGAAAGAACATGAAGTCAGTCTGCACAAATCCTTTTTGGGGATTACCGCCAATGGGAGTTTTGAAATGCACTTCGCCTGCTTTGCGAACCCAGTCACGGGGATCAAGTCCTTGACTGGTGGCCCATTGTGTCAACCCTGCTGCTACTTGTTCTTTAGTTGTTTCACTCTGGTCCACTGCCAGATCCAGGTCACCGGATGTGGGCTTGCGTCCTGTGCTGCCCAACCAACGATCTTCAGGAAATTCGATACCTGTGACTTGTTCAACCCAGGCAATGGTAGCAGGGATATCAGCTTGATTGATGCGTTGTGTCAGTGGCTGACCTTGAGCATCTTTGAATACATTGCCGCCTTCTTGGAGATACATCATGCTCGTAATCCAAATATCTCTTTGAAGGCCGCATCATTTGCAGCATCTTGTGCTGACGCTATCAGTGACGCAAGCTCTGTAGGAGTTAATTTTGCCTGTTGTCCAAATTGCCTAATCAAGGGCGAGTCTGCTGATGCAAGTATTTTTTTATCAAGAATTGCTGTTGCAACTTGATCACCACCAGGTTTGCCAATGAGTTGTCTAATCTTCATTATATCCCCATCGTCTAATTGTATCTGGTCGGCCAATTTCTTGGCCGCTGTGGACATTCTTATTGCACCACTAGTGGAATTGCTATCAAATGACTGTATACCTTGTGCCGGGGCAATGCCATCTCTTGTGAGCTGTAGCCAGGCCTCTTTTGGATTGACCCTGGGATCTAGTGTGGCATTGAATATGGTGTCGATGGCCTGACCAATGTCCTCAATTGCTTGCATGGCCGTGGCCTTGGTTGTTTGTCCTTCGGGAGTGGTAGTATCGCCTATGTTATCAGCTAGCCGAGTGTAATCAAATGAGCCTTGTGGGGCGATGGCTCTGTTGACCATGGCCACTAGCGCAGCTTTGAGGCGAGCCTGTTCACCCGAAGTCAGTTGGGCAGCACTGGTAGGAGGAGCCTGTGTTGCAGGATCTGTGCTTTGTGCCATGGCTGTTTGTACTGCTTTTGCCCAGTCTTTCTGCATAATTGGCATTAGTGTGGCTGCTGTTCTTTGTCCTGCGGCCAGAGCCTGTGCTCTATTCATCTTAGGACCAGCAAGATCAGGTCCGGGTGTGTTTGTGGCTTCTGGTCCTTGTACACCAACTTTGCTGGCCGCTGACTGCAGGCCCGATGCTAGGCCTCCAAGAAAGCCTTGTTCGTTTATTTTTCTAGGGCGAGTTAATTCATGAATCTGCATGTGTTTTCCTAACTGATCTGGAAAACTTTCCAGCATCTTTTGTTCGTATGGCGTTGAGCAGCTTTCTTGTGAGATTGTCGGCTTGGTCAGCACCAAACTCTGTTTCTATCTGCTCAATCAGTCGTATGGCACTGGCAATGATGCTGTCAGCTCGAGTTTCAATGATCAAACGGCGATCACGTTCTACATACAACGTGTCCAGTTCTTCCAGTATACTGCGGGTCTTTTTTTGCATGTTCGCGGGCCTTTGGATTATTTAGCGATTTCTACGAGACAATAAATATCTACAACAAGGAATACCCATGAGCAGCAGCATAAACCCCAACAACATAGACGGCAACTTTCCAGTTGCTGGCCAGCCCAACAACACCCAGGGCTTTAGAGACAAC